GCCAGTGTCAGTGATTTCATTGTACTCTTTCACCATCTTCTTATTTACAAATGGACAATCTTTGTAATTACTCCATGACACATTTGTGTTTACCATTTCATTCTTACGATGAGCTAACATAGCCTTACGTATTGATGGTGGTAAATTATCTAATAAGCTTGTGTTATACTTCTCAACATAGTTATGCTTTGCCATAATCTCGTATGGATTCATATCTACACCACAGAAATTATTAAATATAAAATTGTATGCACCTTTGTATTTCCCAGGAACATAGTACATACGTGATAGATCTTTTGTTTGAGGATCACCTATGTCGCCTAATTCTTTGTTTAATGCAAACCAAAAATGCTTGATCTTTTCTGCAGGTACATGTATTGATAATGGAAATACTATTCTAAACTTAGGATGCTCTTGAGTTGATGAGGCAGTAGAGTAAACAATATGATTCCATGTTCCATATCTATCAATTAGTTCTTTCTCAAGATCACCATCGAATACATGTTCATCTACATCTACTGCGCACCAACCAGCCCAACCGAGTACATTATCATTCGCACGAGTCGTATCTTCTACATATGTTGCAGGAGATATAAGGGGAGCCGACTTCTTATCTTCACGTTTTTGCTGGGCTAGATCAAATAACAAACGCTCAAACTGTGTGTATGAAGTAAAGTCCATACGCTTCTGAGTTTTGTTATCGAATATACTTTTAAATAATGTAAGGGAATAATCCATTATACCTTCTCAATGTTACCTACTTTCCAAGCAGCATACAACTTACTAAACTTAGTATGCTCTTCTAAGGTAAGCTTTTCAATATCTTTACCTTTATATAAAACTAACCATGTACGGTAGTTTATGCTAGACTTTTTTATTGCCTTCTTTGCCATATAATCTTATGTACTCCGAATCTTTTGTCCAGTCAATCTTTGCTTGTTCACCATCTAATGGCCCTGGCCCTGGAGTATATCCATCTGGACCTGGAGGTGGATAGTGTAAACCATCATTACCATTTTGACCAATAATATTCATACGCTCTTCAGCATCTGGTGTCCATTCAGAATTAATCTCTGGATTTTCACCTACTAATTCTGTTCTTGCAGCATTCGCTTTCATAGCTCGTTTCTGAATTGCATCTGACCAAGCTGATGCAAAAATACCGTGATTAGGAAAATGCACTGGTGCTACCCAACCTGCTGGCTTGATTAGATCTGGTAAGCCTAATGGATTTGGTCGTGATTCTTTTACACCAACTTCCTTTGCCATATTTGCTGTTAATACTTCATCCCATGCTTTGTGTACATTTACACCCATGGCATCTAATGTACCAATAGCTACAACACAAAGATCAATTAGACCATCGACAACTTCTTCTGCATCTTCCGTGATCAGTGCCTCTTTAGTCTCATCATACTCTTCTTTGATAAAGTCTAGTCTGAATTCTAAATACTTCTTTAATTGAAATGGTGAGGCATGGTTAATCCATTCTCTAACACCATATTTTGTTTGCATACGATTAATATCGTTTACCCAATCTGCGCTCATGTTTGCTCCTTTAAATACGCGAGTAAAAAGTACGGGAATAAAACAATTAATATTACGTAGTCTAATTTACTCATATGTTATATTATATCACAGTTTTGTGATATGTACATACCTTAAACGAAAAAATCTTCAAGAGATACTTGATGTTCACTTTTCCAACCAACTGCATCAAGAACTGGTTCTACAGCACCGAGAAAAGTCTTTTCGAATTGAAGGTTATAATCTATATATTGCTCAAGTTTAAATTGACGTGGGAGATAATCTACAAATGCAATCACATTCTCTTTGATTGGATTTGGCTTGACAAGATATGTGAACTTGACCTTGTCGCCGCTTGTTATCTTTTGAATACTTCTACCTAATTTTTGTTTAGTGATTAGATTATTGTGGAGTATTGCACCACGTATGTGGATAGGTGTGCCTTTCTTATAGACAGTTTCTTTGCTAGTCCATTTGTTTAGGTTATTTACACCTCGAGGAAAGCTAACTTCTTCAGCTGATGCTTGGTTAAATGCAGCTTTGAAGTTTGCTATATCTGACTGCACAGTTTTCTGATCAGTCTCAATGATTCGTCTAAATATATCTTTTAATGCTTGTCTACATATAGCTGGTGTAGATGATTTGATTGCTTCAATACCCATAATTTTTAGTTTAGGTGTGGCATAACGAACACCTTCATTGTCATGTACATTGAGTATGTATCTTTTCTTGGCAGTCCATATACCACGATCAGCAATTACTTCACGTTCCATAACCATTTTGTTTTCTATACCACCAAGTGTTTTAAATAAACGATCATAACATTCAGTGAGTGCACCTTCGAGGGCAGTAGAACACATCTTATCTAAGAAGTCTACAGGATTGGTTGGACCAAGACGATTAACAAACTCGTCAAGACGAACATAGACCGAGTCAGTGTCAATAGCAACAACATAATCTTTCTTGGTTTGTAGAGTTTTATTAAGGTAATCGTTTAGGTTATTCTCTGCCCAACGAATTGTTGCTTGACCAGTAAGTGTGATACCTTCAGCGATTCGCATGTCAAAGTATCTAAACCATTTATTACCCATTGCACCATATAAGGAATTCAATAGGATCTTCAATGCCATTTGTTGGTTCTTGGCAATAGCAATACGTTTCTCTAAGCCATACACTTCTGACTTGGTTGCGGTGAGCTCAAGCTCTTGCTCAGCTTTGAGTTGTGCTTGCTTGAATTCGACACGATCATTATATATCTCTTGAATAATTGCTGGAATAATACCTAGCTTCTTTGTATCGAATCGAACACCATTGACAGCTAATGCAGTATTAGGTGTGGTATTCTTTATATGACCATCTAACACTGATTCTACATTGACACCGGGCTCATCATCGAGTAAGATAGTTTCAGGTGACATATTGTATTGCATAATGATTGATGGATATAGAGAAGCCAAATCAAATGAACATACCCAATCGTGCATGCCAACATGTGGTTCTTTTACATATCCACCAGGATATGCACCTTTAAATGATTCTTCGTTTTGTGGTACAGCTATACGTTTAGAATGTAAGTCACGATAGATTAATGAATCCCATATAGCCACAGTACCTAATACTTGTTCATAGTTTACACCACCTTTGTAAGCCATAGTCAGACATAAACTAATAAGACCAAGCTTGTCTTCCATACGATCGATGAGTTCTACGTCTTTGATATTATAATCAATAAACTTTTGATAGTCATTTGCGTGCAGCTCGTTCAAGTCAGATGCTTCACCGAAGTCAAGCTTCTTCTCACCTAATACAACATTAGCAATATGATCGAGCTTATATGATTCTTGTGGACCATACGAATAACCAAACTTTTTAAAGATAGCCATATAATCTAAGATGGCTACACCTTTGATTTCGTATTTAAGTGTAGTTTGACCATAACCTGTGTGTGTCTCACGTTCATCAATCATTCTCCATGGAGACAAGAACTTCTCACGTGAATTACCAAGTATACGCTTTATACGATTAACTAGATATGGTATATCAAAGAATTCACAGTTCCAACCTGTGACAACATCAGGAGAAGTTTTAGCCCAATGATATGTAAATTTGTGTAAGAGTTCATGTTCATCTGCACATTTGATATAAACCACCTGATGGGTTTGCATAAGTGAATTCTCTACATCATACTCACCACAACCAAATGTATAGTATATATCATCGATGTTATTCTTCATCGTGATTGCTGTTACTTCTTGATCAGCATCTTTAGGTTCTGGAAAACCATCACCGAACTTTGTTTCAATATCTATAGAGGTAACATTGATCATGTTACGATCCCATTTGATTACACCAGGGAATTCTTCGTTAATGTATTGAACAACATAATTGGTGTTGCCATAAACATTAAAACCAGGAACATCTGCATATGATTTAATAAAATCAGTAGCTTCGCCCATAGAACCAAACACGATGGGTTCTACAGAATTGCCATCGAGAGAATTCCAATCGTGTGCATTATTACCTTTGTTTGTTACGAAAAGAGTTGGACGAAATGGAATGGTGAACTTTACTTTCTCACCATTTTCATAACCCAAGTATTTGATGACCTTGCCGTGACGGAAGGCACTTGTATAGAAAGAATTTGTCATGGTACCATTATAACATGATAACACGAAATGTACATACCTTTAATCAAATATTACCAAACCCAGCTTACAAAAGAATACCTCAAACCACCAGTAACTTCGGTTACTCTATGAGGATATAAAAAATTAGAAGGGAAGAATAAGACTTCGCCTTTGCCTACATAATAATCTGTCTTGTCAAAGAACCTTAAATAACCACCTTCATGCTGATCATCTAAGCTGCCAACTATAGAAACTGTTGGTATACCTTTTCTTTTACCGTCAAACACATATCTTACATGATCGCAATGTTCCATCATGTCATGAGTCTCACTATACTTCATAAATTTAGGATCAGTAAAGTCTCGATAATAATCATACCAAGGTAAGTCTTTTAAATGCTCATGAACATAATGATCTAATCCATTCTTTACACTAGTTCGTATTCTATCTAGTGTTGGTCTATCGTTCATATGAGTTAAGCCATAGTTTCTATCTTGCTCAGGAATATCTGGATCACCCATGAATTGTTCCCAATCAATACTTAATGTTGACCCCGCAATACCATCTTGTTTTCGTGGTGCATCGGGATATGCATTAATTACATCTTTAGGGAATGGCAACCATGTGTTCTGAAGATTAAGTCTATCTATAGCTTCATCACATAATTCATCATCTATCCACTTTGCTTTATGGATATAATGTTCGATATCTAAATTCATTAAACTACAATTTGTGGTTTTTCTGGTGTAACTATATTCGAATCGTTATGCATTAAAACATGTTGATCTGCTAATTCTTTTGTTGGTTTAAGATCAAACATGATATGTTCTTTTTTAACTATTAATGTATCTATATCAGCATACGGTAAGTAAGGCATAAAACCTAATCTTTCTTTTGTAGGTACTAATGCAACAGCTTGTGTGATTGTGATTGTTAAACCTGACTCATTTAATTTTTTACATAATAACTCTTCACCCGACGTAAGTCGAACTAATCTAATTTCATTCATCTGTGTTCCTTATTGGTTTCTTGTTTAGTTATATAGTCTTTCACTGCTGACTTAATAGCATCTTCTGCTAATACGCTACAGTGTATTTTTACTGGAGGCAGATTAAGCTCTTCAACAATTTCAGTATTTTTAATTTCTTCTACTTGATGTATTGTTTTACCCTTAACCCATTCTGTTAGCAATGAGCTTGAGGCAATTGCTGATCCGCAACCATATGTTTTGAATTTTGCATCTGTGACCACGTCATCTTCTATACGTATTTGTAATTTCATAACATCGCCACAAGCAGGAGCACCTACCATACCAGTTCCCACATTAGGATCTTTCATATCCATCTTACCCACATTGCGTGGGTTATTGTAATGATCTAAAACTTTCGCTGAATATGCCATGTGCTCCTTAGTATTTAGCCTAGTAACAGCTTTTTAGCTGATTTCGG